CTTCCCGGTGGTACAGCAGCAGCGAAGTGGCTTGCTGACAAAGGTTATGCCTCTGCAGAGCCTAAGAAGCCCGTAGGAAGACCTACAAAGGTGGTGGAAGAGGCTCCTGTACCAACAGGGCGTATTGCGGGTGATATGGCTCGTTTAGGTATTGTTATGGGAGGTAAGCGTTAATGCCTTATATGAAGAACGGTAAGCGTGACTATAAAGCTCAATATGAGAAGTATGACGGTAAGGATAGCGTAAAGAAAGACCGAGCTAAACGTAACAATGCACGTCGTCAAATGGAAGCTGAAGGTAAGGTTAGCAAAGGCGACGGTAAGGATGTAGACCATAAGAAGCCACTAAGCAAAGGCGGCAGTAACAGCAGGTCTAATTTACGTGCTGTAAGCAAGAGTAGCAACCGCAGTTTTGCCCGTAAGAAAAATGGAGCTATGAAATGAAAGACGCACGTTTAAAGAACGCAGGTGTATCTGGTTATAACAAGCCTAAGCGCACACCTAGCCATCCTACTAAAAGCCACGTTGTAGTGGCTAAAGAAGGCGATAAGATTAAGACAATTCGTTTTGGTCAACAAGGTGTTACAGGTGATAAACAACCTACTGCACGACAAAAGAGTTTCAAAGCACGACATGCTTCTAACATTGCTAAAGGCAAAATGAGTGCTGCTTACTGGGCTGACAAAGTTAAATGGTAACTGAAAAAGAACTTATTAAACAGGCAGCGGAAGCTGACCTGTTAACCTTTATTAAACTCATTGCACCACATCGTATGTTAGGTGTAGTACATGAGGAATTGTGTCACTGGTGGCAGCGAGAAGGTCACAAAGACAACCAACTAGTGTTGCTTCCACGTGACCACCAGAAGTCAGCAATGATTGCCTATAGGGTTGCATGGTGGATTACCAAGTATCCTGAGACAACAATCTTATACGTATCAGCTACTGCCAACTTAGCTGAAAAGCAGTTAAAAGCCGTTAAAGATATCTTATTGTCTGACATTTATCGTTTCTATTGGCCTGAGATGGTTAACGAAAACGAAGGTAAACGAGAGCGTTGGAGCGTAGATGAAATCTCTGTAGACCACCCTAAGCGTAAAGCAGAAGGTGTTCGTGATGCCACAGTTAAGGCTGCAGGTATCACTGCTAACGTAACAGGTTTACACTGTAACGTAGCTGTGCTAGACGACGTTGTAGTTCCTGATAACGCATACACACAATTAGGTCGTGACCAAGTTAGGGCATTCTACTCACAACTATCTTCTATCGAATCTACAGGTGCTAAAGAGTGGGCTGTAGGTACTCGCTACCATCCCGGTGACTTGTACAAAGACATGATGGAGATGACTGAAGTTTACTTCAACGACGAAACTGACGAAGAGATTGAAAACGAAGTTTACGAAATCTTTGAGAAAGTAGTTGAGACAAACGGTGAGTTTCTCTGGCCTAAGCAACGACGTACCGACGGTAAAACCTTTGGATTTGATGCTAAAGAACTAGCTCGTAAGAAGGCTAAATACCTTGATGTAACTCAGTTTTATGCTCAGTATTATAACAACCCTAACGCTGTAGAAACACAGCTTATTGACCGTTCTAGGTTCAACTACTACGAGCGAGATAAAATTGAGAATTTTAGTGGTGCTTGGTATTTTGGTGATAAGCTTCTTCACGTGTACGCAGCAATGGATTTTGCCTACACCATTGGACACAAATCTGACTACACGGTTATTGCAGTTGTAGGAGTTGACGAAGATAACAACTATTACGTGCTAGATATCGACAGATTCAAGACAAATAAGATTTCTGTGATGTATGAAAAGGCTGAGCAAGTATATCGTAAATGGCGCTTTAAAAAGATGCGTTGTGAAGTGGTAGCAGCTCAACGGCTCATTGTAGGTCAGTTTAAAGACTACATGCGTAATCAGTCAATTGTCTTCACCATTGATGAATACAACCCACCTAAGACAATGAGTAAGGCAGAACGTATTGCTGCTATTCTAGAACCTAGGTATACCAACAATCAAATCTGGCATTACAAAGGCGGTAATTGTCAAATCTTAGAAGAAGAGTTGATGATGAACAACCCAGAACACGATGACGTTAAAGACGCTTTAGCCTCTTGCGTTGAGATTTGTAAAGCACCTATGAGCAACCGCACATGGGGTAAACGTACAAACGTGGTAGCTTTTAACAGTAAATTCGGAGGCGTAAGTTACTAAATGAACGAAAATATTCAAGTTGGTTATAACGACGATAAGTTGGCTAACAAAATTGCAGACATGTGGGTACGTTGGGATAGTGCCCGTAGTTTGTGGAAATCTGACGTACAAGAGTTACGTAATTATTTGTTTGCCACTGACACTCGTAAAACAAGCAATAGTGCGCTTCCTTGGAAGAACTCAACAGTTACTCCTAAGCTAACACAAATTCGTGATAACTTACATGCCAACTACATGGCTGCTTTGTTTCCGTCAGAAACATGGTTTTTCTGGGAATCGACGGATAAAGATACAGAGTTGGCTAAAAAGCGTTATGCTATCACCAACTACATGAAACAGAAGTTAAAAGCTTCTAACTTTCAGCTTCTTGTTTCTCAGCTAGTGTACGACTACATTGACTATGGTAACGTAATTGTCACATACGATTATGTGCGTGATGTTATTTCTGATAGCAATGGTAATGTTGTAAACCGCTACATTGGCCCTAAAGCCTATCGTATTAATCCTAACGACTTAGTGTTTAATCCGTTAGCTGAAGATTTTAGCAAAACTCCCGTAGTTAGACGCATGTTAAAATCAATTGGCGACTTGATGAGCGACATTGAGACAAAACCTGCTCTCAACTACAATAAGGCTGTGATGGACAAAGCATTGTCTTTCCGTCAAAACTATCGTGACGACCCTGAGTTTAAAAAGGAAGTTAACATTGCGATTGACGGTTTTGGTAGTGCTGATGAATACCTAGATAGCGACATGGTTGAGTTGTTAGAGTTTTGGGGTGATATCTATGACCCTGACACGAAGCAGCTTTTACGCAACCAGTTAGTTACAATTATCGACAGAAAGTGGATTTTACGTAAACAGCCCAACCCATTGTGGACTGGTCACAAGCCTATGTACCATTGTGGGTGGCGCTTACGTACAGACAACCTTTGGGCACAAGGGCCTTTAGATCAATTGGTTGGTATGCAATATCGTATTGACCATTTGGAGAACTTAAAGGCTGACGTGTTTGACCTTATTGCCTATCCAATTATGAAGGTAAAAGGCACTACTGTTGAAGAGTTTGAATACGAACCCGGTGCTACAGTGTTTACTGGTGATGAAGGTGACGTAGAGTTCTTACGACCTGATGCAACAGCTTTACAAGCAGACCTACAGATTAATGAGCTTATGGGACGCATGGAAGAGCTTGCAGGAGCGCCTAAACAGGCTATGGGTATACGTACCCCCGGGGAGAAGACAAAATACGAAGTACAGAGCCTAGAAAACGCTGCAGGACGTATCTTCCAAAGCAAGGTGAGCTGGTTTGAGCGTAACATCTTAGAACCGTTATTAAACGGCATGTTAGCAGAATCAATTCGTAACTTTGAAGGTGTTGAACGTATTCGTGCTGTGGATGAAGATTTTGGTAATGAAATTTACGTTGAAGTTACTAAAACCGACTTAACAGCTGCTGGTAAACTCTATCCAATTGGTGCACGTCACTTTGGTGAGCAAGCACGATTTGTACAAGAGTTGTCACAAACCATGTCTGCTATTGCTGCTATGCCTACGGTTGCTGCACACATTTCTGGTAAGGCAATTGCCAAAGCATTGGAAGAAAACCTTGGTTGGCAGAACTATAAGATTGTCCAAGACAACGTTGCAATCTTTGAACAAGCTGACACACAACGCTTGGTAAACCAAGTATCTGAAGATGTACAGACAGAAGCTGCCGTAAGTCCTGAAGGCCCTATGCCTCAGGGTATTGACAATATGCAATAATTAGTGTATTATATATAATAATATATATAAATATAATGTATTAATATATTATTAATATATATATATATAATATAAAGGTATATATAATGAATAAACTATTATTAAATAATAAACCTAAAGATAGTAGTAATGAAGAGTTTATTAAAGCATGGAATAACAGCACGTATGTGATGGAGGCCCTATGTAAAACTCTTCAGTCTGTCAAGGATGATATTGGCAGCATTAAAAAGGATGATTTTGACTGCCCCAATCATTATGCTAAATTAGCGTATAACATGGGGCAGATTAAAATGATTGATTTAGTTATCTCAATGTTGCCAGATGGCGC